CCAGCTCTTGAGAAGTACGCCTATTGCCCATCCCTTGAATCTTGGGCGCATAGCAATAACATGATTGTCCCTATTGCTCAGGTTCAACTAGGGGATGTTCTTCTTTTTGATTGGACTCATAGCGGGGTTGCTGGACATACAGGAATTGCTACAGGTCCCATGGATCCTCACACAAAGTTGATCCCAACTATTGAAGGCAATACTGGACCCGATCATGTGGGTATAAACCAAAGCAACGGAGATGGTGTTTACGCAAAGGTACGCTCACCTCTAGTTGTTAAGGCAGTAATTCGCCCTAAGTGGCAGTCCTAGGGGTATTATCTCCTTGGGCATATGCCCATTCCTAATCTAGTAAAGGATCAAAAATGGCTAATAAATATCTATTTAATGTTTCCCCTAAAGTATGGACTGTTCTTTCACAATGGTCACATATTTTCGTAGGTGCAGTAACTGCTGAATATCTTGTTCACCATACAACTTCTGTTAAGGCGTTGCTAGGCGCAGGTGCTGCTTCAATTCTTCCATTGATTTATCGTTGGGCTAATCCAGCCGATCAGTTCCCTGCTCCAAGCAAGGCGCTTATTGCTGCTGATGCGACTGTTCTTGATAAGCCACAGGCTTAATTAAGATATAATGGACAGCACCGTATTGGGATTGGTTTTTACTGCTGATGCAGAAGTAACCAAGGCAACCCCACAAGAAGAAACTAAGGAGCAAGAATGACTGTAGGACTAGCGACTACAACCCTGGCTAATAACTGGCTTAATATGCTTCGCGCTACAGCATTTACTGCTCCCGCCGGAACTTACATCAAGCTACACACAGCCGATCCAGGAGCAGCAGGAACAGCAAATCCATCTGCTGTTACTACTCGATCATCAGCAACTTTCTCTGCTGCGTCAGCAGGGGCAATTGCATTGTCGAACTCGCCTTCATTTTCAATGACAACGACTGAGACAATCACACACATCTCTGTATGGGATGCTTCAACCGCAGGAAACTTCCTTTGGTCAGCAGCTCTTACAACATCTAAGTCAGTCGTGAATACAGACACTCTTACATTCACAACTTTGGGAGTATCACTTTCGCCTTTGGCTGCTTAGTTCTTTTCGCAGTAACAAGGGGGTTAAGTCATGGGTCTTACTAAGTCCAGCGCCTTAACCTATGACGGCAAGTTTTACAGTCCGTCACCTGCCTTTTGGCTAGGTGCGATTGCAATATATGTCGATTCAAGTTCGTCGTTTACAGGTACTCTGACCGCAGATTCTTCACGCGGTCAGAGTATTTCTGCTTCAACTTCACTTACTGCAACCGTTACCGCAGATTCTTTCCGCACCGTTTATGGTGCTGAGTCTTCACCATTCACCGCATCTCTTACTGCTGATGGAACGGTCACTCGCGCAGCGCAAGCAACTAGCGCATTTACCGCATCTGTTAATGGTGACATGGTTCGTACCGGTTACCTTCAAGCATCTAGCACCGCAACATTTACTGCTATTGCTGATGGATATAGGGCAATGCTTGCCCAAGCAAACCTCACCGTTGCGGATGTTGAAACAAGCGTAGCTGTTAAAACCCAATACGCAGATGAAACATTTACTGCCACAGCAACGACAACTGGATCTGCTTCTAATAACAGCCTTATTGCATCCACTACTGCAGTATCAGCCACGCTTACAACCGCAGCAAATGTAACTCACTACGGCGCTTCTTCTCTTGCAATAACCGCTACCGAAACTGCTGATTCCAAAAAGGATCAAAAGGTAGCAACATCTACTGTTGTAACAGCAACGCAAGTAGCCGACACAATCAAAGATCAGAAGGCTAGTTCTTCTACTGCTGTTACAACTTCATTTACTGCAGCAATGTCTAGCGTTCAATTCCCTACCGCTACATCAACGATTACTGCATCCCTTACTGCCAATGCTCTCCACTCGTTAATTGCATTAACAAATACCTCGGTAACAGTAGGGCTTACAGCCGATGGCACAGTCACTCGTATTGCTAGTGCCAACACAGCAATTACAGTAAATTTGTTATCAGATGGATCTAGAACTTATCTAGCCTCGACAGTACCTTTGGCTATTACTGCAAAACTTACTTTCAAGATCAAGCGCACTAGCCCACTTAATGACCATGATATTCAGACCTTTGGTGAGGTTCTTCCTCGCCGGTGGTATGCAGAATTATCAACCCAGCGCGATGATTCAGTCATCGTTGCCCCAAGGAACTATGAGGCTATAATGGCGACCCGAGCTTGGGGTGCTATTCTTGGGGATAAGAACAACATTGGCTCTCTTCAAGACAAACGATGGAAGGCATATCTCCAATGACCAATATCTACCCACGCGAGAGCGTTGAATTCCAGCCGGTGCTGGTCACTCTAGACAATGTGGCTTACACCGATGCCGTGGAGTTTGCGGTCATCAAACCCACCGCCCGACCAACTGATGCCGACTGGTTCGCCGCAACGCTCCTACAGGGCGCTACGGGCTTTTTAACGGGTACTTATGGGGTAGGCATATGGAAGGTGTGGGCGCAGGTCACCGACTCGCCCGAGATCCCTGTTATTGATTGCGGGACTTTTCAGGTATCGTAGTCCTCGCAACGCCCCGCGAAACACCCCTACCGATCTAGGGGTGTTTCTGCTTTTACAGCGTGTAACCTGTTAGAGTTCGTTCAACCAATAGAAAGGGTTGAACATGATTGAGCATATTCTTGAAGATCGGCAGGAAAAATATGGGGATGCGGCTGAGAACTTCGCACTCATTGGTCGCTTGTGGGGAGCTATTCTCGCCACCGATGACCTTGCTCCTGAAGAAGTTGCAGTAATGATGATTGCTTTAAAGTCAGTCAGAATCCTCAAGAACCCTGGTTACTCAGATTCTTGGGATGACATTGTGGGTTATGTAACCGTAGGTCGAGAGATCGTGGGCGCATAATGGGACTTCTTGATGATCTCAAGAACAAAGAAAATTTTGTACATTCTTCTAGAGGTAAATGTACATTTTGCACTTTCCTTGAAACTATTTCAACAGAAGAATCAAAGTTAATTTCTGAGCGAGTAACAGATAAGAACATCACTAGCTCATCCCTGAGTCGAGTGCTTCGCAAGAACGGATACAACCTCAGCGAAGGCGTTATATCCCGTCATAGAAGGGGTGAGTGCCTTGGGTCTAGAGGATGATTTAGAGCAGTTAGAAAAAGAGTCTAATCCTGAAATTGTAGAACTTCGCAAGGCGCTTAATAACGCGCAGAAGCAACTATCAAAAGCAAAGATCCGCAACGATGAACTTGTAGTAGCAACTCATCGCGGTGCTTATGAAGCGATGCTTGCTCTCGGTAAAGTACCGGCAGTTCCCGCACCAAAGATTGACAAGCGCAAAGCATCTGCTGAAGTAGCACTTGTTCACTCAACTGACTGGCAGGGAGCAAAGGTAACTACTTCGTATAACTCTGAAGTTATGCGCCGTAGAGTATTGCAGTTTGCAGACAAGATTGTTCACCTAACCGAACTACAGCGTGAGCATCACCCAGTACGGGAATGTGTTGTGATGTTTGGTGGCGATATGGTTGAAGGTTTGTTCAACTATCCTGCTCAGTTGTGGCAGATCGATGCTTCACTCTTTGGTCAATTTACCCAGGTATCTCGCCTTTGCGTGGACTTTGTTCGCGTGATGCTTGCTAACTTTGAGAAGGTAACTGTTGTTGCTGAGTGGGGAAACCACGGGCGCATTGGTGGCAAGAGAGCTGAAGTCCCTAAGAGCGACAATGTAGATCGCATGGTCTATGAAATGTCTCGGCAGATCCTTGCCGGTGAGAAGCGCCTTATTTGGGAAGATTGCCCTGAAGATATTCAAGAGGTTGCAGTTGGTAACTATCGCGCTCTCTTAATGCATGGTGATGAACTTGGTCGTTCAGGGTTTGCTTCTCCTGCTGCATGGATTGCCGGTGCTAACCGTTGGAAGGCTGGCGCTCACGATTACGACTTCCATGACATATACCTTGGTCACTATCACCGCCATGCACAAGAACCTATTCAGAAGAACTTTAACCTTTACTGGACTGGATCTACTGAGTCTGATAACCGATACGCCCGTGATTCGATGGCTGCATCA